TGTTGGTGAGGGTTGGAACCCTGTTCAAAACTCTGAAGCGTTTGACTTCTTCTATGACTACGTTATGGCTGGTGATATGGAGATGAACGTTGCTGGTTCTTTGAAGGGTGGTAAGAATGTGTTTGTTCTTGCAAAGGTTAAAGAGTCATTCTCAATCCTTGGTGATGATCAAGTAGACTCCTATCTACTATTCTCTAATCCACATGAGTATGGTAAAGCAATCGACATTCGCTTCACACCAGTGCGAGTTGTTTGTAACAATACGTTGACGTTCTCATTGAATACAGCATCAAAGAACTTTACTAAACTAAATCACCGTTCAGTGTTTGATCCTGAGATGGTAAAGCAACAAATGGGATTGGCATCTGAAAAGTTCTCCATGTACAAAGACATGGCAGAGTTCTTGTCAACAAAGCGTTTCAACAAAGAAACTCTTATGAACTACTACAATGAAGTATTCCCATATACTCACAAAGCAGCAGAAGCACCAACTGATATGAATGAGCTTTCTCGCAATGCACGTGAAGCCTATGCTGTTCTTGAAACACAACCAGGTGCTCAGTATGGTGAAGGTACATGGTGGCAAGCTCTTAACTCAGTCACATATTTGACTGATCACAAGATGGGACGTAATGCAGACTCACGTATGCAATCATCATGGTTTGGTGTAAACCAAGCGCGTAAGTTGAAAGCCGTTAACAAGGCTGTGGAATATGCCACAGCCGCCTAAGATCATAATGCTTTCTGAGATTCTGGAGACTCGAGTTCGTAAACAAAAAGAACTTGAGTTCTACCAGAAGGAGTTAGAGAAGCTTCAAGAAAAGATGTTCTTCATTCAGAAGGACATCGACATCACAAACTTGATTATTGATATGATTGAGAAAGAGAATGTAGTAGACTTTCAACAGCATCTATTGGATAAGAAAAAAGATGATTGAGCAAGAACGCTATCACAACTATATACTACGCAAAATAAAAGAGGAAAAGACCATGGCATATGAGTGGCACAAAATATATAAAGCTGAAGAAAATATTGAACATCAAGTTACTGAGTGGGTATACGATCATGTGTTTGAACATTTCGGTGTTGATGAGGTTACAGAACTAACCGAAGAAAACATTCAAGAGGTCCAAGCGTTTTGGGATGAACTCAACGAATACAGTTGCATGGGTATTGGATATTCTAATCTAATCAACAACTGGGAATCTGAAAAGTGGGAAGCAGAACAAAATGGTGAGGGTTGAAGACCTCAACATCACATTCTTTCACATGCCAAAGAATGCAGGGTCTAGTATTGAAAAATGGTTAGATACTAATCTAGATGCAGATGTTTATATTAATGATTTACGCCACGCATCTCCTGACTCTCTAGCTCCTATGTTTGGAGACTTCGGGTGGAGCTTTTGTTGTGTGAGAAATCCTTGGGACCGTATGGTAAGTTGGTATAACTTTTTTAGAGGACAAGGTAAGATCCACACTTGTTTCAATGATTGGATAGAAGCTTGTTTTGATCCTTCACAACATACAGCAAAGTATATCAAACCTATAAATGAACAAATGTCATTTGTACGAGAAGTTGATTATGTTATTCGATATGAAAACTTAGTAGAAGATTTTAAAGTAGTCCAAGAAAAGACAAACTGCTTTGAACCCATTGGACATCATAACAAAAGTAATCGCACAAAGTATCTTGACTATTATGAAAACAATCACCATATAAAGAAGGTGGAAGAATATTTTGCCGAAGAGATCGAATTCTTTGGCTACAAATATGGAGAGTGAAATGAAGTTGGTAAACGATGAATACAAGCCAGAACTAGTTGGCATAATAACTGAAGTTGATGACTTAGTAACAACATCTAAGATTGTTGATAGCTTAAATCAAGATCTGATTGAACTTGGCTTTGATAAGTACAAATATAAAACGGTTCAAAAAGGTGCCGAAGTTTACATAGAAAGAGTAGAGACCCTTTAAGGGTCTTTTTTTTATCTTATAAATAGTGGAAAAAGCTAAAAGAAATCGAGGCGACATAATGGCTTTGAATAACTATCTAGATAACTCAGAAATAGCAGAACGCATTTTTATTGCAAATGGTCAAGTTGTGAAAACTTCGTTCATTCATAAGTTTGGTGCCACACCTGCTATGTCTCAGAACCAATCAGGATCTGTGTGGGATGTGAATGATACCAACTATCCCTGGACTGCTTTAGACACTCCTGCTGTTGTTAATGTAGAACGCACTAATGCTGCTGATGATGGTTACAGTGTTACTGTTATAGGATTAGATAGTGACTATAACTATCAGGAAGAAACTATTACTATTTCAGGTGCCGATACATTAGGCACTAAGTTATTTCGTAGAGTTAATAGAGCATTCTGTACTGATGGTGGAACAACAAACACAGGGAATATTAATATTGAAGCTGGCACTGCTGGTGGTACTGTTGTTGCTCGTATTACAGCAGGTAAAGGTCAAACATTAATGGCTGTTTATACTGTCCCTAAAAACTATACAGCATTCATTACACAAGGTACTATGAGTGTTGCAGGAAGTGCTGATGCAACAGGTGATTTATTTGTAAAATATTTTGGAGAATCTACTTTTAGAGTAGGGCATTCTTTTGAGGTTACAGGGGCAGGTGGACAATATTTTTATCCGTTTTCTATACCTATCAAGATCCCATCAATGTCTGATATTGATGTAAGAGCTGGCGTTAGATCAAACAACGCAAGGATTACTGCTGCATTTGATATTATTTTATTAGAAAAGTAGTTGACATTTGTTATTAAAACAAATACAATAATGGTATGGAACAGTTTAGCACATATATAACAGAACAAAAAAACACTCATATGACTCACATAGAGGACAAAGTTATCTATGGTGGAGTCAAAGGCACACGCCAAGCTATCCTCGCACTAAGAGATTTGAGAGATATGCTTAAGGGTGAGCATGATGGTAATGTATCTGTAAAGTGGGATGGTGCTCCTGCTATCTTTGCTGGAATAGATCCTTCTGATGGCAAGTTCTTTGTCGCAAAGAAAGGTATATTCAACAAGACTCCTAAAGTTTATAAATCTGATGCTGACATTGATGCAGATACTTCTGGCGACTTATCAACTAAACTCAAGCTAGCTTTGAAATATCTACCAGATCTTGGCATCAAAGGTGTAGTACAAGGTGACTTTTTGTTTGGTCCTGGTGATGTTAAGACACAAAAAATCAAAGGACAATCATATGTTACCTTTCATCCAAATACTTTGCTCTATGCGTTGCCTAGCAAGTCAGATGGAGCTAAAGCTGTTAAGTCAGCAAAGATTGGAATTGTCTGGCATACAACCTATAAAGGTGACTCCTTCGAGTCTATGCAAGCTTCGTATGGAGTTGACATATCCAAGTTTAACACAACCCGAGCTGTGTGGTCGCAAGACGCAATGCTCAGGGATCTAACACGTTTAACCATGAGTAAAAAGGATACTGAAATTGTTAATGAATACCTATCGCAAGCTGGCTTCTTATTTAACAAAATCGCGGGGTCAACGCTTCGACAGCTTGAAAACGAGGCAGAGTTACCGCGCCTCATTGAACAGTTCAACAACAAATATGTCAGAAAAGGAGAGATTATCGGAGATACAAAACGACATGTATCCCTCCTCACTCGTTGGATTAGATTACGTTTCGGCAAAGAGATTGCCAAGCGTAAAACAGATAAAGGAAAACTAGCTCAAAAAGAAAAGTTAAATAAAATCTTGGCTTTCTTTTCAGAGGATAACAAAGTTTCTCTACAATATATGTTTGATTTGCAAAAAGTTATAGTTTTAGCAAAATTAAAACTTATAAATAATCTTAATAAACTGAGTAATGTAAATACTTTTGTTAAAACAAGCAAAGGTTACAAAGTAACTGGAGCAGAAGGTTATGTAGCAATTGATAAACTTGGTGGTGATGCTGTGAAAATTGTTGATCGTATGGAGTTCTCATACAACAACTTTTCACCAGATATATTAAAGGGATGGGACAAGCCAACGA